GGCTCCACAAATACTCTGATTTCTACCGAAAGACTGCAAGAAATGTCATATAATGAGCCATTATTCTCCAGAGAGGGATTAGATGTGCATGAAGAGCCGATTGATGGGCATACATATACTATCACCGTTGACGTGGCTAGAGGGCAGGGACGGGACTATTCTGCCTTTTCGGTGTTCGATATTACTGAAATTCCGTACAAAATCGTTGCAAAGTACCGAAATAACACCGTAGCACCCCTACACTTCCCGAATATTATAAATACTGTTGGAAAGAGATATAATTATGCATATATTTTAGTAGAAATAAACGACATTGGTTCACAGGTTGCTGACGTTCTACACCATGATTTAGAGTATGAGCATTTGTATTCAACATCATGGTATGGAAGACACGGCCAACAATTGAGTAGTGGTGCTAAGAGGGAATCTGCATTTGGTGTTAGAACAACCAAAACAATGAAGAAATTGGGTTGTTCAAATTTAAAATCACTGATTGAAGAAAACAAACTCTTATTCAATGACTACGATATTATAACAGAACTAACGACATTTATTGCTATTGGTGAATCATTTTCTGGTGAAGAAGGAACTAATGATGATTTAGTTATTACATTAGTACTATTCGCTTGGTTAATAGACCAACAATATTTTAAAGATTTAAGTAACCAGAACATAAGAGATAATTTGTATCAAAACCAAATGAATCAATTAGAAGACTTAACAACACCATTTGGTATTATTGATAATGGATTAAACCAAAAAGATTATGAAATAGGTTCTGATGGGACAATATGGGAAACAATAAAATAAATTATGCAATTGATGAAAACTATATTAATATAAAAAATGTAATTAATTGTAAAGGAGAATAAAATGCCATTTCAGATTTCGCCGGGTATTAATATCACGGAAAAAGATTTAACCACTGTTGTACCAAACGTAGCAACTACGATTGGTGGAATTGTTGGAGTGTTCAACTGGGGTCCAGCATTGGAAAGAACACGAATTACCTCAGAAAACGAATTAGTAGAAGTATACGGAGAACCAGATGCAGATAATTTTGAATATTTCTGGCCTGCCGCAAACTATCTAGCATACGGAAATAATTTGTTAGTAGTAAGAGCTGTAGAAGGAACTGCTCGTAATTCAAGTGTAGTCCCAGCAGGAACTGCTGGAACAGGACATTTGTTAGAAAATACGGATGCATACGAAACAAAACTAGGTAGTTTAGTTGACTTGTTTTATGCAAAATATCCTGGCGCACGTGGAGATAGTCTGGAAGTTCTTGCTATTGATGGAGCAGGTTGGGCAATAGCAGCATCAAGAAAGGCTGCTTCAGTTACAGCAAGAACAGACGGAAATGCAACAACACTTCAACTGCAAGAATTAAAATTCTTAGAAAACTTTAATGGTGCTCCTGGCACATCTGCTGATGCATTAAATTCTGGTGGTTCAAATGATGAAATGCACGTTATGGTTATTGATAAACAGGGTTCATTTACAAACGTAGCAGGTGAAGTTTTGGAAATTCACGGATATGTAAGTAAAGCAGTTGATGCAAGGCGTGTTGATGGTTCAAATAATTATGTATTAAATGTACTGAATAATGAATCACGATATGTTTATGCAGGAGCTGTGGCTGCATTCACAGCAGCAAATACCGAAGATACAGATGCCAGTACAAGTACAGTTGGATCACTAAAATCATCTGTGGCTACATTTAGAAATCTTACTATAGCTGCAAGTACTATAATTGGTGGACATCTACAATCAGGTAATGATGGTGCTACAGTAACTGGAGACGAACTAGGAGCATCATATGACCTATTTGACAACGCAGACATCGTAGATGTTACGTTGTTGATGGCTGGTGGTTCTTCAGGACATAGTAGTGCAATTAGTACAGCACAAAAAATCATTAATATTGCTGAAGCAAGAAAAGATTGTGTTGCTTTTGTTTCTCCACGGAAAGCATCTGTTGTTGGACAAACAAGTAATACATCTATCACTACTGATATTATTTCAGATAAAACAGCAATTGGTGCATCAAACTATGGTATCATGGATTCTGCATGGAAATATCAATATGACCGTTATAGGGATGTTTTTGTTAATGTTCCAATGAATGGCGATATGGCTGGACTATGTGCAAGAACCGATTTCACTGATGATCCTTGGTTCTCACCCGCTGGTTATACTAGAGGTTCAGTTAAGAACATTGTAAAAACAACATGGGAGCCACGTACTGCTGATAGAGATGAACTTTATAGAAATTCAGTTAATCCACTTGTTACACAATTGGGTGCTGGTGTTATTCTATTTGGTGATAAAACTATGCAAGTTGCACCATCTGCTTTTGATCGAATTAATGTTCGGCGATTGTTTATCGTTCTTGAAAAAGCAATTTCAATTGCTGCAAGACAGATGTTGTTTGAATTCAATGATCCATTTACAAGAGCACAGTTTGTTAATTTGATTGCTCCTTATTTGAGGGAAATTAAAGGACGAAGAGGTATTACAGACTTTAAGGTAGTTTGTGATTCTACAAATAACACAGGACAAGTTGTTGATACTAATAATTTTGTTGGTGATATTTTTATTAAACCAACACGTTCTATTAATTTCATCCAACTTAATTTTGTTGCCACACGTTCTGATGTATCATTCTCAGAAGTTGGTGCTTAAGTCTTATAAATATATTAAAATAAAGGAGTAATCACAAATGAGTAATATTTCAAATTTTAAAGATACATTTAGGGGTGGAGTAAGACCTAATCAATTTCTTATCAACTTCTTTGGTGTTCAGGCTATTGCATCACAGACAATTGATACATCATTGATTGCAAAAGCATCAAGTATTCCTGCTTCTGTTATTGGTAATGTTGATGTTCCTTATCTTGGACGACAATTGAAAGTTCCAGGCGATAGAACTTTTGAAGATTGGACAGTAACTTGTTTTGCTGATGGACAATGGGCTGCAAGGTCAACTTTTGAGCGTTGGATGCAACAGATTCAGTCACATTCTGATCCTATTAGATCTGTAGGAGCAAATCAGGTATACGGTAACGCTTATGTTACACAATTGGATAGAAGCGGTAATTCTTTGGTTACATATGTAATGGAAGATATTTATCCAACTAACGTTGCTGCTATTGATTTGGATTGGGGTACTAATGATTCTGTTGAAGAATTCCAAGTAACGTTTGCTATTAATAACTGGTATAATTCTGATCTTCCAGAACCTACAGCTAGTGGTAGTGGTGTTACTGCTGACATTGGTATTAATGCAAGAGTTTCTCGTGGCGGTGGATTCTCTGGTGCTGTTTCTGGTGCTATCAGAAGTGTATTCTCTTAATCCACTTGTTACACAATTTTGAGGATAGTTTTACATTTTTGAAAGGGGGAGTTTATTCTCCCCCTTCATTTTTATTTTATAATATTAAATAGGTAATTTTATGGCTTTTGATTTATTTGGTTTTTCAGTTACAAAAAAGAAAACAACAAAAACATTTGTAACACCTGAGAATGATGATGGTGCAATTACATATGTCGAAGGTGGGGGATTTGTAGGTACATATCTAAATACTGATATTGATGCAAAAGATGAAAATCTATTAATTCAAAAGTATAGAGAAATGGCTACGACACAGGAAGTTGACTTAGCTATTACAGATGTTATCAATGAATCAGTTTTACATGAAACTGGGAAAACTTCTATTAATTTATCTTTGGAAAATTTAAATCAAAGTGATTCTATTAAGAAAAAAATTGAAGATGAATTTAAAAATATTGTAAAGCTTTTAGATTTTAATAAAACTGGTTATGATACTTTTAGAAAATGGTATATTGATGGTAAACTTTATCATCATATTGTTATTGATAAAACAAAACCAAAAGAAGGGATTAAACATTTAATTCCTGTTGATGCACTCGACATCAAAAAAGTTCGTGAAATAAAAAAAGAAAAGGATACAGTAACAGGTGTTGAGTTTGTAAAGGAAATAGAAGAATATTTTATTTACAAACCAGATCAAGCAACAGGACAATTTACACCAGCAGGAGCACATGGTAATGAGGAAGTAAAAGTTCAGACTGATGCTATCTCTTATGTTCATTCTGGAATGATTGATTCTCAAAAGCAAGTTGTTATAGGTTATCTATATAAATCAATTAAACCTTATAACCAATTAAGGATGATTGAAGATTCACTTGTTATCTATCGTTTAGCAAGAGCTCCAGAACGTAGAATTTTTTATATTGATGTTG